CCAGCATTTAGAGCATCAAATGTTTGCGTTCCATACTTTTGAACAGACTTGGCCTTGATTACATATTCACCATTTGAAAGTAATGCGGGTATAGAATCAGAAGTTCCAGTACCAGCTCCTCTAATTACGCCTCCTGATGCTCTTCTCATTTGAGTTTCAGGAGTGCCCATTCTTATAAATTCACCATTTTTTTGTACTTTAAACTTATATATCTTTTTATCTGATCCTTCTAGACTAATTACTATGCCGTCTTCTGGATTTACTAAGTCATTTATTTCGTTAGCAAGTCTTCTTCTTATATATTCTTCAAGAGCATCTTTTGATGCATCATTTTTCCAAGCACGTTTTGCATCAAGATCGGATGGTTGAACTTTTGCCTGTGAACCCATTCCTCCTGCGCCTGCAACATATTCGCCTCTTGGATTGTATTTATCAATATAGGATTTAATATTTTCTGGAGTTATTTCTAATGGGAATGCGTTTGCTTTACTTGATCCATCAGGTCCTACAAACTCTCCTCCACCTTGTGTTTGGTTCTTTACTGCATCTGTAATCTGTTGCCCAGATGCCACAACTGCACCAGTTGTTGCATTGACTGCAGATACAATCTTATCGCTTGATTCTTGCAACGCATCAATTCTTGCTTGAAGTGCATCAGACTTTGCTTGAAGAGCAGATTTTTCTGTTTCTGCATTAAACTCTGCAGTATTCTGAGTCTTTGCTTGCAAAAGATTTGCTGCACCAATATAGTCTCCTCTTAGTTTTGCTTCAACAATTTGTTTATCTAGATCTGCTTGTTTGTCTAGATAATCATTTTGTTTTTTTAGTTCACTGCTTATTTTTTCTTGTTTTTTGATTTCATCATCTATAATTTTTTTCTTTTTCTTTAATAAATCAATTTGTTTATTTAAAGTTTTAGTTTGTTCTGATTGATAATCAAGGGTCTCTGAACCTGTAGTCTCTGTCTCAAAAAGTTTTTTATTTCTTAAAAATTCGTCAGCTTGCTTTGCTAATTGTTTAGGATCTGTCTTAAAGTTAGCCTTAAATCTAAATCCTTTTTGTGTCGCTTGAAAAATTAGCTGTGACTGAGCAGCTGTTATTCCGCTTATTTTTTCAAGTACCTGAATAGTATCAGCTGCTCCGAGATTGCCCATACCCAAATATGCGTAATACATTGAGCTTAAAGCAGCTGCTGCAGATATTCCAGATGCAGCAATACCATTAATTATAATTTTCATTTGTTCAAGTGATGTAGCATTGGATGCAGCACCTGCTAAATCTGTTAAACTTTTACCTAACGCTATAGTATTATCTTTTGTAGCTCTTAAAGTTAGGGAAACAGCCTCAACTTGTGTTTTAATAGTCATAAAGACTGTTCCAACCATATCAGAGTTTTCAGTTGAAGCTAATAGCAGATCTAGTGATTTTTGTGCTTGTTCTGGTTTAATTTGTCCAATAGCTATTTGAGTTGTAACAAAAGCTTTTGCAATTCTTTCAATTTCTTTTGGATCATTTTCATTTTTTAATCCCGTTACAAGTTCTTTTAAAGGATCATCTTTTGGAAGCGATGCAACTAAATCAATAAAAGCTTTTAGCTCAGAGTTTGTGTATCCAAAACTTTCACCTAGTTTTTTTGTTTCTGTTCCTGTGATTCCAAGAGATGAAGATAGGGTGCCAACGGCCATCTCTGTATTTATTACAGCATTACCAAAAAGTGTTGCTAGCGCTGTGCTTGACTTAAACATTGCATCCATCATAGCTTTATGCTGTTTTTGTTTTTCAATAAGAGCAGCTACTGCAACAGTTACTAATCCAATAGCAGCTCCTGCTGCTGGTCCATACTTACCAAACATAAGTCCTAGGCTTGCGCCAGCCAGTGCTCCTTGAGCTATACTTTTACCAGCAAAATCTGGGGCCATAGAAAGAGCCATGTTTGCCCCAAGAATACCCATTCCTCCGCCCTTGGAAGCTAATCTTTGTATTCCTTTTGGTTTTGGTTTTGGTTTTGCTTTTGATTTAGGAGGATCTTTAGGATCTGGAGGAACAATTGGAAGAACAGTCATTCCTGGCTGTGGTGTAGCCCCAATCGGTGCAGGACCTTGAGGTCTTGTAGCTACTCTGCGCTTTCTTCCACTTGGCTTTCTTCCAGCTTGTGTAAGCTCTTTATCTCTTGCTGCTGTATAAGCTCTTGCATCATCTCTTCCATCTTGTGCGGCAAGTCTATGTGGACTACTTCTATCACGGCTTTGATCATATGGATCTTTTACTTTTACAGATTTAACACCAGAGTCATAGGCCTTTATGTCTTTAATGCCTAGTTCTTTAGAAAGTTTAATATGTCTTTTTTCAAGTTCTGCTCTAGCAGCAGCTTGCTTACCTTCAGGTAAAGATAGAACACCTCCGCCAAGGGGTCTGATGCCTCCAGGAATAACTCTTTCTTCTGGCACAACATGTGCTCTTGTAACTCTTTCTTGCGTTGATAAAGGATTTCTTTTTAAGACTTTTTTAATGCGCTCTTGAAAACTCTTAGCTCTTCCAGTTCTATCACTTCTTGGAGCAGCTCTAACTATATTGCCATTTTCATCAATGTCTACCCCAGGAACCCTAGCATTTCCTCCAGAAAGTATATCCTGATCTGTTGGGTATGCAAAGACTTGAGTTCCTCTTGCCATGGCAGCACCACGTGGCCCTGAAGCAGTCATTCTTGATAAAATCTGATCTATTTGTTTCTTTTTCTTTGCAAATAGTTGACTAATGTGTGTTGCATCAGTTCCAGCATCCGTTAATTCTTGAGCAGCTATCCTTAATTGCTCTGTTATTTCATCTGCAAATGGTGAAGCTTCCCTCAACAATTCATCCATTGTTCTTTGTGTAAGTGAAAAACCACCTTCAATAGCACCAGATGCTACCATTGTATTGGTTATTGACTTAGCAAAATCTGGAGAGGATAAGAATGCCCTATCCATTCCAAATCCACCTGGAGTATTACCTGGTGCAAACATTGTATATGGAGCAAGCAATCTTTCCTGACCACCATACAAACTTTTTGTCTTTCCAACTTCATAGCCTGGAACCTTATCAGCAATCATTGCATTTATAAGTCCACCATACTTTGCACTCATTGCTGTTGGTATTACTGTTTCTCCAGGCATTAAGAGTGCTAGTTCTGAATCCTTATTTCCTGTACCGCCGACAACTGCTGGTTTGCCCTTAGCTCTTTTTGGAATTGGTCCACGAGTAATTGGTGGACCTACTGGTACAAATTGTGATTGAGCAGCAATAGCTCTTTGATATGCCTGTGTCAGTGCATTAACTGCTGCTGCCTCAGATGTAAATGTTTGTGCAAGTTTTACGTGGACCTGATCAAGTGATGCTGCAACTGCTGCTGCATTTCTTTGCTCAGTAGTCATATACCTAACTTCTGTGCCAAGTGTTGCTGTTGACTGTCCAGTTTTATTAAATAGTGTCTTTAAGAATGTAAATCCCTTAATTATATTAGCAAGACCATTAGCAAGCAAACCAAAGGTCATCAAAAATACTGGACCAAGGCCAGCAACGACTGCGGTAATAGTAACTATAATTTTCTTAGTGCTATCACTTAAACCATTAAATTTGTCTAATATCTTTGTAATAAATTCAGCAATTGGAGTTACTGCTTTTAAGAATTGCTCTCCAAGTGGAATAAGAGATAGCTTTAGATTTTCAACAGCACCCTTAAATTTATTCATAGCAGACTCTGAAGTCATGCCTAATTCTTTTTCTGCCAAACCTGCAAGTTCTTGAACTGAAGCCCCAGCTAAATCAAGAACACGAGATGCCTGAGTTCCTTCTTTTGTTACGTTTGCAAATAATGTAGAAAGACGAGCAAATTGGAATTTTCCAAACATTTGCTCAATTGCTTGAGCTCTATTAAGTGGATCAAGCATATTCAATGCTGTTGCAAATTCAACAACAGTTTTCTTAAGATCACCCTTATTGTCTAAAACAATTTTCTTTGCATTAATTCCAAAACTTAAAAGCATTTCGTTTGCTTTTCCAGTTGGATTAATTAAAGATGCAAGACCAGACTTAAGTGCGTTAGCTCCTTCTGATGCATTAATTCCACCTTCCTTCATGGCAGTCATAAGGAAAGCTAAGTCTTTAACATCACCTCCAAGTTGCTGAACAACTGGTGCTGCTTTTGGAATAGCTGTTGAAATATCATCAAGAGAAAGTACTGTCTGGTTTTCTACTGCGTTAAGAAAATCAATTGATTCTGCAAGATTTTCAGAAGACATTGAGAAAGCATTTTGTAATGCAATAGTTGTTTCAAGTGCTTTTTGGCTTTCTACCTGACCAAGAATAGAAAGTCTAGTTGCTGCTGCTGTCTGTCTTTGTAGATCAACACCTTTAAAGCCTGCTGCTGCAGCTTCTGCTGCAAGGCCAACGGTTGTTGAAACTGCAATGCCATATTTAGTAAACTCTTTACCAAGCTCCTGAATATCTTTTAATGCTTGCTGTGATTCTCCAGTAGGTGTAAATAAATCTCCATAAACCTTCTTAAATCTAATGGCCTGTGTTTCCATATCCATAAATGTTTTGGAAGCAGCGGTGCCCACGGCAATGAGTGGCAAAGTAAAACCAACCATAAGCTGACGACCAGCCCATTGAGTATTTTTACCAAAGTTAAGTAGGTTTGTTGATCCTTGCTTTAATAACTGATTTAGTAATGCTTGCTTTTGAGCAGCGATCTGTGTTCTTGTTCCAAGATCAGTCATGTCAAGAGAAAGAGGTCTAACTGCAATTGACTTCATTGCTCCGCTAGCATCACGACCTAGACTTATGTATTGTGTTTGTAAGTCTTTTACATTTTCTCTGGCTACCTTATTGATAGTGTCAAATTCGGTTTTAAACAATCTACCGAAAGTTTTTGATGCACCGCCAGCGTATCTAAAATATTCTCCTAATGAGAATTTATTTTTTTCTAGGCTATCAGTAAAAGATTCAGTAGTAGTCCTGATTGTTCTTATTCCTGCTGAGAACTTGCCAGTGGCATTTATTGAGTTTATTAAAGTTTGCTGCATTTGGGCAGAGACTGCATTAGCTGCAGCTCCACCCTTAGCCATTGAGGAATGAAAGGCTGATATCTGTCTCTGCAAGTTTTTGATACTAGCAAGTGCTTGAGTAGTATCAATGTTTACTTGAATATTGGACTGAGTATCAGCCATTCACTATACCTCTTTATTTAGTTATTATTCATTACCGTTGAACATTGCTGCTGCATCAGAAATCTTAATTCCTGAAGCTACTTCAACAATCTCATAAACGGTAGGCAAATCAATGTTATCTTCAAGTACTGAAATGTCTCCAGCTAGCTCTGGCTTATACTGCTCCATTGCAATTAGAACACATTCCATTAGTAGGTCAATAGATTTTTCATTGTCATCTACTACTGCTGCTATACCCTCAAACTTTGCCATAAACTTTCTCAAAAGTGAAATTTTAAGCGGTCTTAGAGTTATTTCTGTACCATCAATTAGCTTGATCTTTTGCGCTTCATGCACAGTTGTTGCCATGTTGATCCCTCCCATAGGTTTAGATAATTATACCATAAGGGATGGATCTCGTGCGTCTTCATAATCAAGACCAAAGCCAATACCAAAACCAGCCTTCTTAGCATTCTGCCCCTGCAAGGATAATATATCATTGCTATCGCTTGTTGCTCCACCACTAAATACTCTAGCCTTCATATCTTCCCATTCTTTTTGACCACGATCTGAACCTGATGCTTCATCTAAATCTACTCCTTGAATAGCTGCAAAGAATTTTTTTTCCTGATAATCTAATTCTCTTTTACTTGATATTATTGCCATTATTTCTGATAAAGACAGAGATGCTTCTAACTCTCTATAGTCTTTCCATATACCCAGCAAAAATACCTCAGACTCTAGCTTTGCTAGATCAAACTCTTCCCATGATGGTCCTGGATCACCCTTTTGTGCCTGTGTCTTAACATCAGACTCTTCATCATCACCTATTTTAATGTTTCCAGCAATATCCAATATTTCATGTACGGTTGGAAGGTCTATGTTGTCTTCTAAATCTTCTATGCTGGAAGATATCTCAGGGTAGTACTGCTTCATTGCAATTCTTGTACACTCTAATAAAACTCGCATTGCCTCATCGTCATTCTTGGTTTCTTTTATATGCTTAAAAGCATCCATAAACTCTCTCAGGTATTTAATTTTTAAAGGCATAGCTTCTATCTCTGTGCCGTCAAATAAATAAATATTTTTTGTTTTATATATCTCTGTAGCCATAGTACATTAAGTTTATCATAAAACAACAAAGCCTGCCTCCGAAGAGACAGGCCTAGTCGCTAACTTATTATTAAATTATGAATTTGCTGGATTCCAAGTACGATCAATGATCTTACCATATGAACCAGATGTATCTTCTGGAAGAAGACGGAATGAAACTTCAAACATTGAAGCCTCGTCACGCTTTGCAGATACTGTTACATTCTCAATTGAGAGTGCACGGTAGGCTGAGTATACTCGCTCTACGTATGCAGAGTCTTCACAGTCACCTGTTCCTGGACCTACTGCAACAATACCACGCTCAACTGGACATTCGCCAATATCTCCTGCAGAAAGGTCAAGTGCTCTTCCTGCGCTTGAAGCCTTTGTACCAGATAGCTTTGCGTCTGAATATGCAAGAACTAAAAGGAGATTTTCCAATGTAGCCTCAGCAAATGCTGTTGCAAGATTTACTTGCATTCCTTGCTTGTAAAGTTTTGCAACGTCAAGAATTTGGTCTACCTGTACTTCGCCGAAGTCAGGTTGGAACTGCAATTCAAGACCGTTCATTGTGTAACCAATGTTTGTGTAGTCTGCATCATTTGTGAGTGTGGTTCTAAAGCTTTTTGATGCTTCATGAGCAGTCAATGTTGCTGAAGTTAGTGTTGTGTCACAAATGAATAGTGCTGCTGCACCAACAATAATATTACTTGATGTACCACGACTATAATTAGCCATTTATTTTACCTCTTTCTGTTAAGATAGATATTTAGTTGTACGGCGTTGTGTTTCCTCAAGTTAATTATAACAGCGTTTTATGTAACTATTTTTTTAGTCTTACCGTTGATGGAAGCAACCTCATAGCCCTGTCCAGTAGAAGGGGGTGCCTCTGGAGACCAGTCATCTAAGGTCAATGCTGGCATTTGATGGTACTCAAAGTCAATAATTATCTTATTTCCACCATATGTACGGGCAGTTCCAAAGTCTATGATATCTCTTGTCTCTTCAAGCTGGTAGATTTTGAAGGAATGAAAATAAAACATGTTTTCTATTAAATTTGGGATTGCTTCTGTGCCTATATTTATGGCTCTATTTGAGCACCAATTATTTACTTCTTCTGCTGTTTCGTCTAGGCGATCCATAAGCCTAAGAACAGATTCTTGGATTTGAACCATATTCTCTATAGTATTTTCTGCAGTAGCATAGAAATAATAAAGTATCTGTTCAGATTTAATATGTGGCATAGACTTACGATTCATTTTTACAAGTCTGTCCCAGGTACCCATAACACCACCTGCTGGAAATGAACCAGTTAGGTCATCCAGAATAGAGGGGGTTGATGGAAACAGTGGAACTTCAATGTTGGTTAGCAAAGGAATCTTGTCTTCAAGATATTTATTAACCCAGAGAACTGGTGTATTTAAAAGTGAATCATTAGCCATTATCTAATCCCCGCATTCGCTATCCATCTATAACCAACCTGCAAACCTTTTGATCTGCCCATTGATTTTCCTGATGCTAAATTTCTTTTATAAACTTGTGGGTTGCTTAAGTATTCATACAAACCACTTGTTCTTAAAAATGCTTGTGTAAAGTATCTATTAAAAAATGTGTCTACAACTTTTTGAAAAGAGCCCGTGGTCTCTATTCCTCCAGGTGAATCTACTACAACCTCGCCTTTAGTAAAGAATGTTTCTCCACCATCTTCAAAAACCAACACGCTTGATCTTGTTGGTCTAATGGTTACTGGAGTTCCTTGTTCCATAATTTTAGCCTTGTTATAAAAAGGTACTGATGAGCCATCCTTAATTGATGTTGATTGCTTCATGGTTGACACAAACGAAAGGCCAAGGTTGCTTATTGTGTAGTTTATATCATATAGACGTGCATCAGGACTTCCCACTTTATACCATTCATAAATATGGTGTAGTGCTCTTGGATTTACCCTGGCATTTGTGTCAATATATTGTTCTAATAGTTCTTTTGTCATTATTCCAATGTTATTCAAAAACTTTGTTTTTCCTGCTTTGATACCGTCTAAAAATCCAACAGAATAATCTATAATATTTTTCATTTCTTTTTTAAATATGGCATCATTCATTACAACTTTCATCATAGGTCACTTGCCTGATTCTCTGATCTTCTCAATACGACCTTATAATATTCAACATTTCCAAATGGACCCACTATAGCCTCACTTGATGCTATTTCATAAAGGGTAGATTTTCCATCTCTTGCTCCAGAGGTTTCCATGTATATATCTTTTTGCTGTTGTGTTCTAATATTTGTAAGCACGACATTTGTAATTGAGTTTCTTGCGTTGTTAGAAGCTATGCGAAGATCAGTCTTTGTTCTGCCAAGTAGAATATTTTCTTTGCTGATATTAACATTTGGTTTTACCTCTTCTGAAGCAGCTTGACCAGTTGGACTAAAATTACAGGCTATGGACCTATCAAGAACCCATTGCTTTTTTAAGTTGCCATATGCCCCTTGATCAACTATTGGATAATAGATGTCTACAAGCATTGGGTACATAAAGTCTGTTGCTTCGCATTGCATTAAAGAATACCAATTCTTGTTATGCTCTTTTTATACTTATCAAGTATCTTATCAACTAGAATATTTCCAGTACCGTCTAGAACTGACTTATCAAATTGAATTTTAAACTGGTCTGTATTATAAGCAGTTACATATCTCTTGTAATAATCTATTTTGCCACATTTAATATCTTCAATTAGCATCATTGCTGCTTCATAAATATCATGTGGAACAACCTTATATCCTATTTCAAGTAGGAACAAATAGTCCCAACCTTCTGGGAATGCTACTCCAGTAGAAAATGTATATGCATTTTCACTATAGTCTGTCTCATAAACATTAAATGAATCTGATGGAGCAACGTAAAGGTTTAAACCTTTTTTCTCAGATCTGTTTTCAATTAGTCCTGTCGTTGCTGCATTTTTGATAATAGCAGTTTTATCTTTTGATAGTGCGTACGACCATTCACCAATAGCAGGGGTTGTTAAGCTTGCATCATATACAAGTGATGAGTTTTCGTATGCTTTTAATATCTTATAAACTCTATCCCAGATAGGGAGGTAGTCAGTAGCCTGTCCAGTAGTATCAAGCCACTCTACTTTATAATAAAATCCACCCGTTATTGAATCAATGATTGCTCTTGCAATTCTTTCATATTGTGCATACTCTGCTATTTCCGATGCAGTAGTTCCAAGCTTTTGAGGATTAACATAAGGTCTTTTTATTTCTATATTATCTTCAATTACTATTGAGTCTTGCTCTTTGAATTGCTGATAAACGACTATGTAGTAACTATCGTCATACTTAGTAAAATCTTCAGCAACCTCTATAGAAATCTTTGAATTTGCAGAAGAATTTACTTCATATTCTGCAAGAATATCATTTCTATCTTTATCTTTAATTTCTACAAAATGCTTCTTGTTTGGCTCTACAACGGTATACGTAACAAGAATAGGGTATGGTGCGACTCTTAAAACTTCCATTATTTACCGTATGCTCTCTTCACTTCTTCTGGGGTAGCTGAACGAACGGACTTGTTTGTTACCCATTTTTCAGCTTCCTCTACAGTGACTATGTTATACCCCTTTACAAGGGCTCCGACGCCATTCCAACTTAGATTGCGTAGTGAATATACGGCAGTCTTTTCTTCTGGTGGTTTTGGCTTAGATATTACTTCTTTTGTTTCTCTTGGTACAAAGCTAAAAATTACTTCTAATATTTCTTTTTTTGTACTTACCCCAAATAGGTCAATATTATTTTTCTTTGCATAAGATCTTAGCTCAAATACAGTTTTGTTATTTAGTTCATCTATTAGTGACATTATGACCTCCACTGCTATTATATCAGAATATGACAAAGGAGGGCAGATTTCTCTACCCTCCTCGTCTTAAGAATCAAATATTATGACTCTGCTATTGCATCTGCGTAAGCAACTGCATCAAGCTCTTCCCACTGAAGACCAAAGCGGACGAATACTGTGTATTCAATTGTGTCCTTCTTTGGCTGGTAGGTACGGTTTACAGTGATATCACGCTGGAATCCCCATACACGGTTTGAAGGGAATGTAAGGTCTACATAACCTGCTGGGTAGTATGGAACTTCCTGAACGTCAACACCGAGAACACGTGTTGTACGTGCTCCACCAAATGTCTGAGCTCCACCATCTAGGTAAGCCTGACGGTTTGCTTGTGTGCTTCCTGCCATTTGTCCTGCAAATGCTTCTGCAACTGCATCAGCAAGTGTACCGTTGTTCTTAACGATACCCTGGAATGCATCTGTACCAGCATAGAACTTTAGGTTGTTCTTGATTGCACGGTACTTACGTGGCATTGCAAGAATGATATCCTGCATAACTTCTGGTGTCCATGCGTTGTCTGATACAGTTACGATTGACTCGTGTGCATCTCCATCAGTCTTTACACGGCTTACGAAGCCTTCCATAATGTTAAGGAATGCGTCTCCGCCAGTTCCTGTACCATTGATTGCAAGATCTTCAATATCGTTAGCAAATGCATTGGTCATCAAGCGAACTAGATGATCTTCCAATGCTGCTCCTTCAATATTATCTTCAAGTGCTTCTGTTGAAACTTCCCAGTCAAGACGAATCTTCTTGGTTGTAAGTTCAACCTTAGAGAATGTTGCACCTGCATTTGTGAATGTAGGCTGTGCCTGTGCTGCTGCACGGATGACACGCTCTCCAACGTTAACCTTCTCAAGTTCCATTGTATTAGCTCTCATTGTGACTCTACGGCCATCTTTAGCGAGGACAGTTGCATCCCATACGTAATCAATGAAGCGACGTGCTTGCTCTGGCGCTAGAATACCACCTGGTGTACCAGATGGATTTACTGCGTTTGCTCCAGTAGTAACTCCAAAGTTTGCTGTGGCAATGTTACCAAGCGAAGCTGCTGGAGATAGAGCTCCATCAGGTCCTAGTGCTGTTGCACCACCAATTCCACCTGATACGGCAACGCCATCACCTGTGGGATGATTAAAAGACTTTTGAAGATCTGTGTTATTTTGTTCTGACATATTGTTCACCTCCTAGTGATTTTGTTTAGTTAAATAGGTCGGAATTTGTGAGGAAACGTCCGCCCCATAGGGATTTCTGAATCACTTTTGGTGATTCCTGTACAATCTCGCCGAGATCGCCAGACTTGCGGAAAGCTGTGTCTGCGACTACGGCATCTACTGTCTTTCCAAACTCATTAAAGCTTCCCTTAACTTCCTTAACCTCATTGGTTACGGATTCAAGAGATTTTGTAATTGCATCAACATTAGCTTGCATAGCCTTTACTGTTGCTGCTAGATCGCTCAAGGCATTAGTTACAGAGTTCTGAATTTCAGAAACTGCTTTAGCAACTTCTGCTGTTGCTGACGCAACCTCAACAATTGCTTCATCAGCCTTCTCTGTTACTTCTTCAATAGAAGGAGCAGTACCCTCTTCAACTGCAGCATCTGACTTTTCAGTTACAACATCTGCTGCAACCTCTGGTGTTTCTGCGACAATCTCTGCTGGAGCCTCTGGAGCAACCTCAACTTTTTCAACTTCTGAAGTTGCATCTGCAACTACATCTGTGTTTTCTGTCATAGGATTATCCTCCTTTGCTATCTTAATTGTTCTAATGCCTTTTGCACTATCAACTAAGAACTTTATCATTGTGGTTTTTTCTGAATCA